TCGGCATCCAACGCACCGCCTGTTTTACCCACTGATTCAAACGCAGTTGTCGAAAAGCATTTTCTTCACCGGGAGTTTCCTTTGCAGAATTACACGCAGCCACCACCTTATCCATTCCGATGGTCTTATCCAGGCTTGGATTTGCCTTTTTCCACACCTTCGGGTCAGTCCAGTCCTCGGATTCATCTGCACCATAAATCACTGGATAGAAAGTAGGGTCATGTTTTCTGCCCTCCAGAATATCCTTCGCTTTTTGGTGGACTTCATAGCAGATGCTATTGGTATCCGTTCCGGCTGTGGTAATCAGGAAATACAAAGGCTGCATTCTGGCATCACCGGAACCTTTGGTCATAACATCGAACAGTTTTCGGTTCGGCTGCGTATGAAGCTCATCAAACACAACCCCATGAATGTTGAAACCATGCTTGGAATAGGCTTCTGCCGAAAGCACCTGATAAAAGCTGTTTGTTGGTGTATATACGATTCTTTTTTGTGCAGTAAGTATCCTGACTCTTTTCATCAATGCCGGACACATACGAACCATATCTGCGGCAACGTCAAAAACAATCGAGGCTTGCTGTCGGTCTGCGGCACAACCATAGACCTCCGCTCGCTGTTCTCCGTCACCGCAAGTTAATAGCAGAGCGACGGCAGCTGCAAGCTCACTCTTGCCATTTTTTTCGGAATTTCAATATATGCTGTATTAAACTGACGATAGCCGTTCGGTTTCAAGATTCCAAACAGGTCACGGATAATCTGTTCCTGCCAGTCCAGCAGTTCAAATTTCTTTCCTGCCCATGTGCCTTTGGTGTGGCTGAGGCATTCAATAAAAGAGACGGCATAATCTGCCGCCTTTTTGTTATACTTGGAATCCTCCGCCATAAAACGGGTCGGTTTAAATCTTGCTATTGTTCTCACCTCCAAACAAAAAAGACCTGCCAAAAGCAAGTCTGCATCATTTATTTTAATGCCCTCATGGGGCAGTTTTGTAATCGAGATTCCATTCCCATTGTAACCATGTTACCATACAAATTCAAGTTTATCAAGTCATAACGAAAAAATATACTGCACAAACATTGCAGGACTATTTTGTGTACTATATTTCTTCGGTACGAGCCACACAGCCTTGTTTCCAAGGCTGTGGTTTGTGGGTTTGAAAGGGAAATTTATCTTCCCGTCATGCATTCCCATTCAAATTCGCAGGCATTTTCGTATTCCTCATCAAAAAGGGCATCATCGTCGATGTAGTCCTCCTTGAAGTTGATTCTGTCAATGCCTTCAAAAATCGTTTCGTTTTCTTCAGCATCCGCCTTTGCAAGGTCTTCTGCGTTTTTCTCAACCCATGCTGTGAACTCCTCGTCGTCCATTCTGTCCTCATTTTCAATTTCAAGGTCGTATTCGTAATTTTCATCAAACCAAGTGATGACCGCCTTTGTGATTTCGGTTCTTTCGTTCCAGTCCGTTCTGTTTGCCATTGCTCTTGCCTTTGCGATTCCGTATGATACCATTGTATTTTCCTCCGTATTTCGTGGCTTTTTGGTTGTTTTCCCTTTCGGTAACTGTATATTACCATACCTTTGGACACATAGCAACCCGCTAAACTGCCAGAATATACAGTCTGAAAACCACCACTGTATTGTGTAGATTATGACAGCAAAAAAGCAGCCGCCACGTTTGCGTTTGTGGCGTTGCTTTTCAAATCGGAAAGGTATTTGAAATCGCTTTTACTTGCCGTTACAGGCGAACGTGCGGGCTGTCAGTCCCTGATTATGATCGGCATCAGACCGTTTGGCTTAGGAATAAAAAGTTCAATGTTCCAAAATCGCTGTCTGTACTTTTCCATAAGTTCAGGAGAAAGATCTGTGAAATCTTCTGCTCCAAGACCTGCGATGAAAAATGTGCCTTTGATGATGTCACCTGTTTCAGGAAGCATTCTGTTCCACTCCGTATCGGATTTCAGCTTTGATTCATCATCACAAACAAGGGCAATTTCATCTTCAAAAGGGTATATCGCTTGCAGATACCCGCCAACTGTTTTCTGCATGGATTCCAGATTGCCGTCAATTTCAGCTTCTCTTGGATGTTTTCTCGGTTCAACGATAAGTACTTTCATATGGTTTTCCTTTCTGAGCCGTATGCGGGGCAGTTTGTTCTGCCCCTTGGCTCTTTGGTTTTTAGTTCAGTCTGATGCGAATTGCAGGGTATTCCTTTGCATTGCCCCAGATGTCCGGTCTGATTATCGTGCAAAGTCCCTCAATGCTGCATCCCTGTGCGGCAAGTTTGTGCAGATTCTCAAGGAGTACCGTGCTTGTTTCTGTAATCGCAATTGTTTCAACTCCCGCCTCTCGCATTGTCTTAACAAAGTCGCTCATGTCTGTTGTCCAAGGGAGCTCATTGCATTCAAATTCGCTGCTGTTGTGGTTAAGGTTGAATTCGTAAGTCCAGTAGGCTTCAAGTGTTCCCCGGCTCAGCTTGGTTGCATCGTTCTCAGAATTTATTCTGAGGTTTTCAAAGTAGTTTTTAATCTGTTCGTTCATGGTGTTTTCCTCCAAATTTCGTGGTTTTCGGTCGGTTTTCCGTTCCGTTGTGTTGTATATTGCCGCATTTCAGGAATATAGTCAACGGTATCTGCGATAATAAATGTAACAAACATAACGCCGAAATCAGAGGAGATTATTGTGTAGAATATGACAGCAACACAAAGCCGCCCTGTCGGCTCGTGTGGGGCTTCATTGCAATGGGGAAAAACTACAGAGGAATCCCTGAATTGCCACACAGCCAAACGTGGCGGCTTGTGTTTGATTATTCTGCTGTGTTACGGTGAATAATGCTGATGATTTTTTCTTGTTCTTCCTTGGAAATCCCCATGCTTTCCAAAGTCTCTCTGATTCCGCAATCAGGGCAGATCAGCGTTTTGTTGTCGGTTCTGGAAAGTGCAGGAACTTCAGTATAAACACATCCGCATTTCGGGCAGGTTCTTTCAGTCGGGGTTTCATTTTTCATTGTTGGCAACTCCTTTCAGACTTTTTTCATAGGCTTCATCAAGGTACTTGAAATCAAATCCGAAAATGGTGTACCCGAATTTGCAGGTGCTGACATATGCAGAAGTTGGAATCCCAAGCCTGCGTTCCTCGTGCATGATGTACACAAAAGCGTCAATCATTTTCCCAGTTTCGGAAAGCCTGATTTTCATATTTTTCTTGTAGTAGAAATTAGGATAGCCCTCGTAAATATCAAGGCTGTGTTCATCGGCGGCAGTCACTTCCCAGACAGCAACCGGAACAAGCGAACCTTTCTTTTTTTCAATGGTGAGGTAGGAGCCTGTTTTGCTGCCTTTGTAAAGCAGTTCATAATCTCTGATAACCGCAGTTCCAACGATTTTTGCTGTTGGGCATCTGTACTTCATCTGACGGACATTGAGGTTTGAACCGTAGGCGATATAGTATCTTTTCATCTGCATCTTCCTTTTTGTGAATTCCGCTTTGCGGTAGTCACATATTAACTCTTTTTCGGAGTGAATGCAACCCGCTAAATCCACAAAATATCTGTGCCTTTTCTTGTGTGGTATTTGTTCAGATTACACTTTGCGAAATCAGGAGCTGTGTGGGCTTGTGTGGCGTTGTTCATTCAGTAGGGAAACTATCCCACAAAAGCAACGTGGGCGGCGATGTTGCCACCCGTTGCCCTTGAGGGCGAGCCTTTTCAGGCTCTGCCGTATCTGAAAGCCGCATCTCCGTCAAGGTTCTTGGTAAGAAAACTTCTTGCTGTGGAGAACTCTTCACCAACCAGTCCCAATCGAATCAGCCATGTTCGCATTGCAAATTTCGGATTTTCTGTTTGCTGTGGTTTTGGGCTTGCTATTTTCAGTTCCTTTGCCATTTCGGAAAGTGCAAGGCAAAGCTGAATGTAGCTTTTCAATTGTCCTGCGTGAAGTCCGTTTTTCTTTTCTGCTGTAGGCTTGTCAAACTGGAAAAGTCGAAATTCGATTGTGCTTTTTGTAAAGGTTGCATGAAAGTTCAGCATATGGTATCTGCTATCGTTGTAATGTTGATTTCTTCCGTAATTCGCACCGTTTGCTGTGTACCAGATATCTGCAAACTGTGCCATTGTGGTGGGTTTCTTTTTGTTCAGCTGTTCAATGAATCTTGGGTTTACCGTTCTGCAATATCTGTTCATTCTGCCCTGGTCAATTTTCAAAGCATCTGCAATCAGTCTTTCGTGGCTTGCCATGATGTTTGCAAGGTTTCTCAGGCTCTGCGGTGTGTGTCCATTCGCTCCTATGTGAATATGAACTCCTGCCCCAACCCCTGCGTGGCTTACTGCTCCTGCCTTGCGAAGCTTTCTGACCAGTTCCTGCAAGGTTTCAATGTCGCTGTAGTGAAGAATCGGTGTAACCAGTTCGCACTTTTCAGCATCGCATCCTGCAATGCTGACGTCTTTCTGGAATTTCCATTCTCTGCCTTGTGCGTCCCAAGCTGACCAGGTGCTATATCCGTTTCGGCTTGCTGTGAATTCGTATCTGCCTGTTCCGAAAAAGTCTGCGGCAAGCTTTGCAGCTCGTTCTCTTGTGATGTGGTTCATCTCAATTTCAACCCCAATGGTCTGATTTTTCAGGTTTTCAATCTGTCTTTCTGTTTTAGCGTTCATGGTATTTTCCTCCGTAATTTCGGGCTTTCTGCCCTTTCGTTGTATCACATATTACCGCATTACGGAGGACATATCAAGCGGCTAAATTAACAGAAAAACAGACTGTATATCCGCCGAATAATTGTGTAATATACAGTCTTGCTTTACTTGATTTTCTATGGTAAAATACAGTACGATGGAATAGGTTCTGCCTTATTTTTCGGTTTCCAAAACCTTGAAAGAATCCACTTCTGGAATCAGGGCAAGAGAAGAGCCGTTTTGCCATTTCATGTGTATGGAACCCATATCATCGATATGAGTGACCTCACCGATTGTTCCCGGAAGAATGGGATATTTTTCATCACGCATAGAAATCAGCTGTATTTTCGTTCCAATCGGGTATTGTTTTCGGAGTTGTGCCAGATAGTTTTTATTCGGAAACTTCATCATTTGCCGCCTTTCTGAAAGCTGAACTGCCTGAAAGATTTCTGAGCAATGCCTTTCTTGCCGATTTGTACTTTGCACCGATCATACCCAAGCGAAGAAGATAACAACGCATTGTGTATTTGGGATTATCAGTGGTTTCAGGCTTGTTATTGATACGTTTCTGATTCTTTGCAAATTCGCAGAGCATGGAAATGAAAATGCAGTAGGCATCTGCATCACCATCATTTTCAACGGTGAACCAAGGAAATTCTACTTTATCATCAGACTGAATAATGTCCAGTGAATCTGTTTTGAAAGCTGCCTGAAACAGGACGGCTTTATTCTTGCAGATTTGGTAGAGATTGTTCAGGGTATGTTCTGTGAAGAAGTCCGCAGGCATCTGAACGGTCAGTTTATTTGCTGACGGGATTTCATACCCTCTGCTTGCAAGTTCACTAATCAGCATTTCAATCTCTTTTCCGTCAGCAGAATCGCTGATTTCAAGGTCGCCCTCTTTGGTGACGGTATAACATTCCCCGATCTTGTAAGCACAAGTCGGCATATACTGATATTCGGCAGAAATTTCTAAAATCTCGCTAATGGCTTTTACCAGTGCTTTTCGATTTTCTCCTGTGAGATGAAATTCAATTATCATATGTTTGACCTCCTTTTCGGTAGTACACATGATAACTCTGAATGCCACAGATAGCAAGTGTAGGATATGTAGAATTATTTCCCCTCGTTTTGTGCATAATAGGCGATTCCTGACAGAACGAACAAAGCATTGCTTGAAGCGATGCCATTTCCCCACATTTTATAAGTGGCACTATCGGAGTACGGATTTTTCAGCCATTTTTCAATCTGCTTACGGCTTTTTGGCTTGCACTCTTTTCCGATTGCCTTATTGTAGATTTCAAAAACATTCAGCCACCAATTTATCTGTTCTTCGGTCGGATTTTCAATGCCGATATCGTCACACCACCAAGTCGGCATACCTTGCAGTAACGCACATTCCTGCGGTGTTAGTCTCCTTACAATGTATTCAATTTCAGGAGTGCTGTCATTGACAACAGGAGGGTCTTTATAGTCTGATGCCACAAGTGTGTTTGCTTTTTCCTTTTCGGCAACGGTATGATGAGAATTTTTGCTTGTGGAGTATTTCGGATGAGCGATTCCGCCTGCCCCCGATGCAACGATTGTAGGAGATTTTTCCTCTTCAATCTGAAAACTAAATTTTGCATTGTACCCCTGATTCATTGCAGGTCTGCCGATTCCATATGAAACAGCGTGATTTTCAGTACAATTCAGCGTGTACATGGTTTCCGATTCCTTGTATCCGTCACCGTGATGTGATGGGCGTGAGCCGTTGCCCTCAACTACAACCATACCACCTTGATTTTTGCAAGGTGACTGATTGCTGGTATCAATGGTTCTGGAAGTTTCAGCTTCATAGAATCCGCTGTTCGGATTATTACTCAGCATGGAATTGCTGTATTTTCCGCAGATGCCATAAGTTTTATGAAAATTTTCCACTACAAAAGGCTGATTATTTCCGCCTGTTCCATAAGTTGCAGAAACTGTCTGAGCAACATTAAGAGGTCCTGTGTATCTGGTATCCTGAGAATGATTCTCGAACATCAGACCTGAGCCTGTTTTTTCAAAGCAAGTTCCAAAACTTCGGGAAGTTTCTTGCCACGCTCTGAAGCTCTCCGCAGAATACCCAGACACGCCTTCTGACTCAAATAATATTTTTGAGGCACATCCGCCATCAAAATCTGCGACAAGGTAGATTCTCGCTCTTCGTTGGGGAAGATACCAGTATTGAGCATCGAATGTTCGGTAGGAGAGAGAGAAATTTTCACCCATGATTTCTCCTGCCTTTGTCCATTTTTCAGGTTTAGGGACAGATAAATCTGTGTCTTTAATCTTACAGAATTCTTCAAGAACGCATCGGAAGTCTTCTCCGCCATTTGAGGAGAATGCTCCTGTGACATTTTCCCACACTGCAAATCTCGGATATTTTCCATTGGTTGCACCTCTCATTTCCTTTATAATTCTG